CGCACTAGGTGGGTAAGAGAAAACTGACCAGACCGAAGGGTTATCTAGGGCTGTTGCAATAGTTGATCTAAGAGTAGTGATTGCTACTGTCATTAGCCGACCATTGATCTAGGGCCTGTATATGGGGCAATAAGACCCATTACACGGCTCATTAAACTTCTTCCCATCTGGAAAGGGCTTGGTTGAAAGTCAACGGCAGATCCACCTGTAGCTGGAGCCTGCCGTGCCTGCCACACCGCTACGGCTAATTGCATGGCAGCCTCACGAACAGCTGGAGTTGAAGCATAAGAAGTTTGCTTTGTATCTACACCAGCCGCTTTACCGTAAGGCACAATAAGATGATAGGGATCATCAGCAGCCGTAACGCTAAACTGAATAAGACTATAACCACGAGGAAAATTAAAATTATTCCAAGGGAAAAAAGTGAAATAAGGAAAAGTGGTAGAGCCAACAGACCAAGGAAAAGTTGAAGTAATAACTCTAGAACCGTTGTATGTAGACCCACAGTTAGAGATTGTAACAGTTTGTCCGGCAGCGTATGAGCCAGGAGTCGATAAAATTAAAGTCGCCACATTTGAAGCCAAGGCAGCCGCTACTACTGGTACTGAATCAAACCATAAATAAGAATTTAATAAATCCTCAGCAGTTTGACACACCTCTTCAACGGTTGTATCGCTATAAAGCGAACCAATACCAAGATTGGTGCGTAACTCTGCTTTGGTTACATAAGTGGCTGCCATGGTTGCCTTCTTTCAAACTACCCCGGATGAAGGGCTACTCACCCGGGGTAGATCTAGTTAATTAAGCTGATTTAACGAACTTGCGGATACCAGCAGCTTGCTTGGTTACATATGAACCATAGCCGTAAATTGCTAGTTGTACTTGCATGTTTGAAACGATATTGACTGAGAAGTATGAAGTTGGTGATGAGTACCAAGTTGCTGCTTCTGGAGCAACGATGAATGCACAGTTTGTAGCAACTGAGGATACTGCGTTGTTATCAACATATAGATCAAGGCCAAGTACATTGCCGCGGATTGAAGTTGGGCTAGTTACACCAGCTGAGTTCATCGCAGTTGAAGTTGGTTGTGCGTTATATATTGGTCTCCCACTACTGTCTGTCGCACCGATAAGAGTTCCCCATAATCCAGTTCCCACAACTAGGTTGCGAGCAAAGTATGAAGTAGCAGAATAAACTGCTGGTGACTCTGTGCCTACATAAGCAATAATTCCAGCAGAAGATCCTGCTTGTGCAGTTGCTGCGGTTCCGTCAGAAATAAATCCAGCGATTACAGCTGCATCGATTGCCTTTAGGTATGCGCGTTGCATTTGGATTGTTAACTCATCGTAGAAAATTGGGTCAGAACGCTCTAGAAGTTCTAGAGTTACTGTGTTTTGTCCAGCATACTTTGAAACAGTACCTGTGATGTAATCAGTAACCATACCTGTGTTGGATGGTGTACCTGATTCAGCTGTTGCAGCTACTGTAGGTGCAGTTCCGCCACCGTTTGTATCAAGTGATGGAATTGAGAATGACATACCAGATGATGGCAAAGTGCCACGGCTGATTGCGTCAATTGCTGGAGTACCGAAGTTTGTGTTAGAAACGAACTCGCGTAGGTACTGTACTGGGTTGAATGCAGGGTTAGTTGTACCGATTGAGTCAACTGCTGCTTGAACAACTAATGGATCTTCTGATGCTGCAATCCATAGCTTTGATGTCTCATCGCCAAGAGATGCTTTGATCTTGTGCTCTGTGTAACGACCCATAGATGTAATTCCATGGCGTACAGTTTGTGAGCTGTATGGTGCTGTTGCTGCTTTGATAGTTGGGCGTGCTGCTTCTGGAGCTGCAGCAGCTTCAACCTCTGGTGTTGCGGCTACGGGAGTTTTATCTTCCACGATTGCCTCGCTTTCGGTTTGGTTTTCGGTTTGGGTTGCTTCTGCAGTCTCGCTTTCGCTCGCTGCTACCTTGGTAACGATTGCATCCTGAAAAGCAGGACTTTCGACTAAGGAAACTTCTGTTAATTTTGCTGCTGACACATAAAGTGTGCCATCGCGGCCGGGTTTAGATGCAGTTACTTCTACACCTACTGATAAACCTGAGATTAAGTCCTCAGATGCCATGATCAAATAATCTTGACCTTTTTGGCTAGCACTAACCTTAAACTGACCACGAATTTCAGTTGGTGTTTCTGAAAATGACAAAGCGCGACCAATTGGATCTGTTGCTGAATGTTGTGCTAATAACTTGATTTTTTTAGGATCTGAAATGCTGATTGATCCGGGTTCAAATACAACTGCTCCCGCAGATGTCATGCCAACTTTATTAAATGGCACTACTACGCCTGAGATTATTCTACGACCAGCATCGCTGGCCTCTATTGGGCTACTGAAGGTTAATATCAACGCCTGATTCTCCGTTCGGTGCTAGATCTTCCATTCCTCGAGCTTGTTCAATTGTAATCAAGCCAAGGGTGAGCATTTTCTCTATTACATTTAATCGTGCCATCGCATCTGCTCTTAAAAATGATTCATCAAGGGAAAGTCTTACAACTTGTCCTCTTGGTGTTAAGTCATCCATAGATAGGCGATCTTCGATAGCTGTAATAAATGGTTGTAGTGAGTACGCAACAAATTCTTTACGGCCATCAATTATATTTTGGTAAGTCATGCTATTATTCATATCGGCTGAAATGTAATAAGCCGGCACATTACAAGCACGAGCAATTTGAGTTGCCAGATATTGTGAAGCCTCGTTATACATCATGTCTTTAGGTGAGAATGATGCTGGCTGATATTCCAAAGATGAAGTTAGGTATGCAGTTGAGCGATTTTGTCTTGCTTGCTTCCAAGTAGCCAATAATCCTTGAACCTGAGCATCTGGAAGGTCAGCACCTGTATTGCGGATATATCCAGATGGCATTGGAGTTTGTGCAGCAATAGATGCGGCCGCTTCAATATCGATTGCTGATTTGATTGTTCTTGCAGCTCTTAAAAGTAATCCTTGATCCATCGCTTGAAATGTAACTAATGATCCAACACCATCCATTGGCACACGGACTGAATCCACCATGTAATACTCAACTTCGGTATTGTTTTTATTTAACTTTTGTGATACGCGATCATTCTGTACCCATTCAAATCTTGCAGGGCGATTATCATCTGCATAAATTTCTGTTACACGCCAATAAGCAACACCATAAAAAAATAATGAATCTACTGTCCAGGCAATAGTTACTGATCGTGGTTGTCTTTTATCTGGTTGATTTACCCAGACTGGACTTACTAATTCTTCACCGGTGCTTGTTGAATAAACTTCAAGTGGTACAGAAGAAATTACACCTTTAACTAAATTTAAGCATCTTGTAACAGCTGGTACTGACACAGCTGCTTGGCGATCAATTGCATTAACATAATTGTTATATCCACCAAAATTATTGTTACCAAAGTAAGTGCCATAAGGCACATCCATAATGGCAGGAGCATATTGAGCTTTTACGGACTTTTTATTATTTGTCAATCCCAAATTAGCCAATATACCCATAGTGGGATATTATAGCATAAAACGGACAATTACTACTATATTATAATATTTGCGACACGCTGAGGTTTTCCAAGTTCATGTACAACCATAGCAAGTGATATTGCAGCTGTAACATCTCCAGCAGATTTTCTACGGATGATTCTCCATCCAGCATCATTAGTCTTAGCCGCACAGTTGTTTAAGTGTGCGACTAAGTCTGGTTGCCCCGAGTGAACAAGCCTCAAGTTTGCAAGTGAATCCCCAAGATCACTACAAGCTTGATAGAAGGATTGTCCAGAGCAATCTTCTACCTTATGACCTGATTGTTCAAGTCTTTGAGCAATAGATTGCGTTGCATATTTATCATACAGGATTTTCATTGGCCGATATTTCATAGCCCAATCATTTATATCACTAGCCATCTTGATTTCATCAATTGCAACCTCAGATGACCACAATTGCATTAAACCTGCTCCGATTTTACCGTCAGGAAGCACTTGCGCTGCAACAAGTGCTCCTGATCGTTTAGTGGGTGCTACATCAAAAGCCAAGACGGTTTGACTTCCTACTGGTAACACCAAGTCTGATTGACTACAAGCCTCGATAGATCCATGAACCCAAGGTGATTGAAGTGAATCGATCCATTGGCAAAGCATTTCAGTTCTTGTAGCTTCTATTGAGTTTGTTGCTACAGCTTCTGCAAGAGTTTGTTCGGTAATTGTATAACCAAGTGCCGGATTAGCCATAGCCCAGGCTTTTTTATCATTTATTTTACAATGTTGTGGTGCTGAGTATTCATAATAACCAAGAGACTTAGCAGGATAACTTAAAGCGTTTTCTCTAATAGTATTTAATACAGTTGAGAAGTAATCACCAGCATTACTACATGCAAATATCTGTCCAGATGTAGCTCTAGTGATTGGAGTTGCAGCTTGCCATGCTTCTTCTGAGATTTCGCGTAATTCATCAACAAATAAGAAGTTTGCAGTTTTACCTCTAGTGCCATCTCGGGTAGCTGCAAGGATTTCATACCTACATCCAGTTTCTGTAGTTATGGATTCTTGGCCATTAGCGTATCGGATAGATCTGACTTGATTTTTTAAGAATGGATGATCCTCAATTATGTAAGCCACATCCCGAAATGTTTGCAAAGCCATATTCCTATTAGAGCTAATGCCAATTATCGATTTACTTTCCCAAATGAATAAATGAGTCAATATAAGCATCCGAGCAAGGTGGGTCTTTCCGGATTGTCGGGCTACACATAGCACCGTACTGCGTTTTTGCCAATTTCCATCTTTGTCAATTTTAAGCATGTCTTCCAACACCCATTTTTGCCAAGGCATTAAAGACATGCCAATTTTTTGAGCCAAATCAACAACATCTTGTGATTTTGATACGCCTTTTACAAGGGGCGTGTGAATGCGAGGCTTTAACGCGCCTACAAGGGGCTTTTGTTTTGCCCCTCGTTTGATTGGTATAACCACAGCATCAACATCGCTCATAACGGCCTTCTACGGCTTTTCAAAGGGTGACTCAGGCACGCTTGTGGCCATTTCAGGGAGAGAAAGGTCAGG